GGCGGTAATACACTGCCGCCTCCACCATTGGCGGTGACTATCAGCCTTGCCTTTTCTACGGCTTTTTCACCAGCGATTGATAGGTCACGGATGATGCGTGCGTGGACATTCTGCACACCTTTAGTCAGTTCCGCAGTCACGGCATCCATCGCTCCTTGTTCGACTTTTACGCTCATACGTCAATGCGGGTTTGGTCAACCGCACGAAGCGGAGTGACGCTGATAACGCTGAACTCGTCGATGATGTTTCCGCAGCAGTCACGCAGCCTGATCTGCTCGTTGACACACGGGTAGCACCCGCAATGTCCTTCAAGCAGAATGGCATAGCTGCGCCTTGTCGCCGCCTCACCCATTGACCGGGCTTGCTTGTTCTCGGTCGGCAGGTACTGGCAAGGCAGACACTCTCCCCATTCGCTTGTGGCGGTGATAGGAAAGCCTGTGGTTTGGTCTATGCCTCCACCAGCCTTGCGCTTTACCTCTATTGTGCCGTTTACGATAATCATAGCCTGTTGCCCTTGTAGCCATAGGTGATGTGCATCTGCTGGCCATCTTCATTTTCCTCGGCATTGTCCCCGTAGAGACCTGCCGCCTCATTGCGGAGGTTCTGCCGCTGCTCATCGCTGAAACTATACGACTGACCACCTTGCGAGACGTTAGGAGCATACGACAGCCACAACAACAGGTCGGCCTTCGCCAGCTTGAAGTCTGCGCTGCCAAGCACGCTGAAACCTGCCTCGCCGCAGGGGTCAAGGCCTCTGCGCTCGCACACCTCAACGATGGTGCGTTCGGGAATTGGATAAGCGTTTACGCTCCTAAGTGCCTCGTGTACGGTCATAATAGATTACTGATTACTCGCCACCGGGGGTTACAGCAGCCTCGGTGGACAGTTTGAAGATGGAACTTACGCCGTCGATGACGGGGATGCAGAGTGCCTGTGCAGCGGTGTACTCAACCAGCGGGTCGGTCTCGCTGAACTTGGAGATCAGCACATGGGTGCCACTCTTCTCATACTGCACATCCGCAACGGGATTGGTCTCCTCGGCAAGCGTTCCATAGACCAGACGACCCACGTTCTCGGTGGTAGTACCGATTACCGAGGTGGCCTCCCAAGGAGTGACGGTCTGGGACGTGCCGTTGGGCAGTTGCTCACGGAACGAGCCGCTGACGATGTGGATGGTAACGCCGAACTCATCGGCCATCGCATCGTTGAATGCAGCACGGCCGGGGACGGGCAGACGGTTGGTCTGCGTTACCACAACACCTGCAAAGGTGGCGGCAAGCTGCTTGCCCTCGTCACTGGTGCGGATAGCATCGAAAGCTGTGCGGCTCATCCACAGGTGGCTGATGGTGACACCCTTGGCATCGGCAGCATCAATCATTGTGCGGATGTCGGTGATGGGTGCATAGCCACTTGTTCCCCAGGTGGTGGCGGCATTGAATGCGTTGGCTGCTGGATAGCCGTAGTCAACACGGATGCCTGTGCCGTCGTTGCCTGCATACATGGTGCCGTCCTTGATGAGGGTCTGGCCAGTCGAGAGTGCCTGTTCGAACATGATTTCCTTGCGGACATCCATGCCCTTGATACACTTGGTCACATCGTCAAGAACCTTGGCTGCTACCTGTGCCTCGGCAACGCCCTTAGAACGCATCACGTTGATGTCGCTGATGAACTTCTCGCCACGCTCGTACTTCATACCCAGCTTGGGAATCTGACCTGTGGCGGTGGTGATAACATCACGCTTCTTCAGCGGCAGAGAGGTCTCCAGTGCGACCACATCAGCGGCCACGATGGAGGAGTTGAGGTCGGTGCTGCCCCAGGTGAGGTCAGCCGAATATTCCTCGGTCAGCATGGTCTTGTGCAGCATGGTGGGCTCAGCGTTCTCGCCATTGACGAGCTCGGTGATTTTGCCCACTACTGCGGAGAAATACTTGCCAACCAGTTCTGCAAATAAACTAATAGTCATAGTTGTCTTTCATGTTTTAGATGGTTAGTAATTACGCATCTGCGTAGAGGAACTCGATGCGGGGCAGAGCGGTCTTCATTGCAGATGTCACAGCGTAGGGCATAGCGGCTGCATTGACCTGCCCGACGGTTACGATACCGGCACGGGGATCTGTAGCAGTTACGGAGTAGCGGTTAACACCTACATAGTTGCCGCCAGAAGGCAGGCTACCATAGGCAGTGCCGCCAGAGTTCACGGGCATGGGCTTGTAAACGCCCGATACCTCGATGATGATATGACCGCCTTTGATACTGGTAAAGCCAGTCATATCCAGTGTGCGACCTCCGGGGATGTCACCGAGAGCGTTGACGATGACGATGCTGTCGTTACCGTCGCTGATCTGGTTCTGCTCCTTGACGAGGTTCGCAGTAGTGTTGGTTTGTGCTTTTGCCATAGTTAATTTGTTTTGTTTGTTGTTAAATGTGCATGGTCTTGACCACTGCTTCTACCTCTTTCTCGCTTGCCTGGCCGTTCTGCGGCTGCTTGCCGAGCTGGGCAGGGCGACCGAACACCGTGCCACGGGCATTCTGCTCGTTCACGATGTCTTCAACCTCGCCCTTGATGGTCTCCTGCAATGCCGTGAAATCGTCCTCGCTCATGTCCTCCAGCCTCATGTGGTTGTAGGGCTTGCGCTGCGTGGCCGAAAGCGGTTCAAGGATGCTGTCAATGATAGACCTGCGTGACTGGCTGCGCTTCTCCCCGTCCATAGCGTCAAGACGCTCCTTGAGGCTCTTGTTGGCCTCAATCAGTGCCTTCGCCCATGCGGGTGTATCGTCAGCGGGAATTTGACCGGGTTCATCATTATCAGGCTTGCCCCCGTCAACTGCCTTGCCGTCCTTGAGGTTGTGCTTTTTCTCGTAGTTGAGAACAGCCGTTTTGGTGGCATCGGTGGCACGCTGGTCACCGTATGCCTCAAGTACGTCAGAAAATGCGCCCTCCACTGCGGTTGCGATGTCCTCCTCATTCTCCACAGTCTTGGCCAGCTTTGCGGCAACCCTGCGCAGAATGGAATCCTTTACCACCGTGTATTTCTCGGTGAGTGCATCTAAAATCTTTTTCTCCATGTTAATTTGTTTGCGCTTTAAGAAATGATATCAGCCACAAAGATAGAAAGCGAAAACGAAAAATGCAAACGAAAAAGTCGGAATTTTTTCGTGCTTTGTCGCCAGAAAACCGCTATTTTCGGCTAAAAAAGTGATTTTTTCGGAAAATTTTCGCCGAAAAGTTTTGGTATTACGAAAATACTATATATCTTTGCAACGTCAAAATAATTATTTACTAACAGTCAAAATAAAATTTACGACTATGAAACTCAATTATTCAACAAGCGAAATCAATCGCAACTTCAAGATCAAGGTTTTTGGCCGCATCAACGGCCACAAGATTAACACCCTCGTCGGTGTGTCTGGTCTGCTTAACCTGCTGGACGGCGCAATCGACCTGGTGAACCGCCTCCTCGATCGTGCCTTCAAGAGCAAAGGTGACAAGTGCGTGTGCAAACTGCGCAGGGGTCTTCAAATCAGCTTTTATGTTTTCTAAAAATTTACGGCTATGACTAAAGAATTAAAGAATGCAGTATCAAGGCTGCGCAAGTTGCAGGATGCAGCCATTGCCGGCAAGATTGACCAGCTCATTGTCAGCATCAGTCTGGCTTTCTACAACCACCAGTATGAATCAGGCGACTATTCGGCAGTTGACGTAACCGTCAGCATATTCAACGAGTACAACGAGGTCGAGAAACATCTGATGTTCTCGATGAGCGACAGCCGATGCTATCAAGTGGGTAGCAAAAGCGATGAAGACTGGAGCATCGCAGACATCCTCCACGAAATCGCCGTTACAGTTGACTATCCCGTGTAAATTCGTTTTAATGCGTTCTAAGGGGCTTTTGCCTTGCAGATGATAAACCATACCACCCACGAGGTGAAAGCCGCACAGACGCAAAATCTTTTAAAAATAACTGATATTATGGCACAAATCATCAAGGCCACGGGCGAGGTCATCGAAGTCGCCCCGAAGAACGGACAATATTTCTCGCTTGAGGAACTTCAGTCGGCTGTTGAACACAACGGCCACCACTACATTGAGGCTGTCAACCTTTTCAACGGGCAGACCATGATCGTGAATGAGGAAGGCCGTCTCCCCCACGTTGATGCCCCGTATAACATCAAAGCCACGCAGATTTTCCGCCGTGCTTACCAATGTGATTTCATCTTCGGCAATGTAATTGTCTGCAACAACAACGAACTCAATTAACCACATCGAGGCTGCGCTATCGGCTTGACGGGCGTTAACGATTATGGCACAAATAGCAACAACGATTGAACAAAGCAGATGTTTGCTTGAGTTAGGCTTAGACCCTAAGTCAGCGGACATGGTATGGGTTCGTTATGCAGCAGGTGGGTATCGTCTTGAGGTACTGCATCGAGAATTGTTTGAACGCATAATGGAGACAGATATTGCGGCTTGGTCGTTATCTGCACTGCTTGAGGTGATACCATCAAACATAGGTGATTATGACCTATATATCACTAAACATAAATATGTTGATTGTGGATATGGTTACAATGTTGAGTACAACAGAGGTTTTACCATCAGTGTGTTACACAAAGAAACAAGTCGTGATTTAGTTACCGCAGCCTACAAAATGGTCTGCTGGCTGCTTGAAAATGGCTACATAGAGAAAGGAGGTGCGTCATGAAGACCACCCCGGCGATATGTGTCACCTTCAAGGAGACGGGTGGCAGGGCATACTTCGGCAGTCTTGCCGCCATTTACGAGTGTTACGCCCGTGACGATCTCGGCATCACGCTGGCTTCGCTGTGGTCACGCAAGCTGCCCTACGAGAACAAGCTGGTGAGGGTTGAG